AACTGCGTGACGCCAAGGCGCAGATGACCGAGGAGACGTACGCGACGGAGTACGAGGTCAGCTTTGAGGCGGCAATACCTGGGGCGTACTACGCCAAGCAGATTGGCGAGTTGTACGGGCTAAACAGAATTGGCGATCACAAGTTGGACCCGAACTTCCCGGTGGACTTCGCGGCTGACTTGGGATTTACGGACTCCTGCAGTTGGTGGGGCTGGCAGACAACGACAGACGGCTACCGCATCGTTGAGTTCTACGAAGCGGACGGCCAGCCGATTCAGCATTACATCGATTGGGTCAAGAGCAGGCCCTACAAGGTGGGCAATGTCTACTTGCCGCATGACGCCAGGGCCAAGAGTCTGCAGACAGGGAAAAGCATAGTCGAGCAGTTCCTAGGCAACGGCATACGCCCACAGATCGCGCCAGAACTGAGCCTGCAGGACGGCATCGAGGCGGCAAGGTTGATATTGAACAAGTGCTGGTTCCATGAGGAGCCGACATACGAAGGGATAAACCATCTGCGGGCGTACATGCGCGACTGGGATGAGCGTACGCAGACGTTCAAGAGCAAGCCTAAGCACGACCAGCACAGCCACGCTGCAGACGCGTTTCGTTACTTTGCACTGAGCGCGAAACCAGTTTCGTCAAAAGTTCAACCCGGTACTAGAATCGCACCACGCAAAGACAAAGGGCTGAATTACGCCTTTGCCTTAGATGACATCTGGGACTGCGGGCCCAAGGCCACGACAAGGATCGGGTGATGGAACAAGTCGAGAAGATTGAGAGCGCCAGCGATTTTGAGAACACCCCGCAGGGGATGGCGCAGCGTTGGGGCACGGAGATCACTGCTGCCAAGCAGGAGTTGGACAAGTTTCACGATGAGGCCAAGAAGATTCTGGCCCGGTACTTGGACAAGCGTGACACCTGGGGCGAGAGCGAGAGCCGCGTAAACCTTTTCTGGAGCACGATGAAGGTGCTTCTGTCCATGCTGTATGCGCGGCCCCCGAAGGCTGACGTCAGCAGGGCGTTTCAAGACTTTGATGACGATCAAGCGCGAGTGGCGTCCACGATCCTGCAGCGTCTGCTGAACAGGGGCTTTGAGGAAGACGTCAGTGCCTGGGATTCTGCGGTGCGTCAGGCCATTGAGGACTGGCTGATTGTGGGCATGGGCCAGATTTGGCTGCGCTACGAGGTTGAGACGGAGGAAGTGCCCGAAACCATCGATGCGATGACGGGCATGTTGATTCCTGCCACGGAACGCATCGTGGAGGAAGACGCGCCGGTTGATTACGTCCATTTTGAGGACTTCTTCTGGTCGCCTGCCCGCACATGGTCTGAGGTTCGTTGGGTAGCGCGGCGCGTCTACATGACCAAAGACCAGCTTGAGGCTCGGTTTGGCGAGGAGATTGCGCGTGTGGTGCCGATGACGTCGGCGCCCAAGACGCAGAACGACCAGAACCCCAAGTACGACCCGTGGTCGCGGGCTGAAATCTTTGAAATTTGGTGCAAAGAGAACAAAAAGGTCTATTGGTACGCCAAGGGCAGCGAGGTCATTCTTGATGTGAAGGATGATCCGCTGGACTTGGATGGGTTCTTCCCTTGTCCCAAGCCTTTGGCGGCAAACATTACGTCGGCTAACTTCATGCCGCGTGCGGATTACGTCTTTGCGCAGGATCAGTTCAACGAACTCGATGAGATCAACACGCGTATTACTTGGCTGACCCGTGCGGCCAAGGTGATTGGTGTGTATGACAAGGCGGCTGATGGCATTCAGCGCATGTTCCAGCAGGCTTCTGAGAATCAGTTGATCCCTGTGGACAACTGGGCGATGTTTGCTGAGAGCGGCGGCATCAAGGGCAAGGTTGATTGGGTGCCGATTGATCAGGTGGTGAATGCCATCAATCAATTGCGCGTGTATCGCCAGGACAAGACGCAGCAGATTTACGAAGTGCTGGGCGTGTCCGACATCATGCGCGGTAGCTCAAAGGCTAACGAGACGGCCACGGCCCAGCAGATCAAGGCGCAGTTTGGCAGCACGCGGATGCAGCTAAACCAGTTCTACATTGCTGAGTGGATCAGCGAGGCGCTGCGAATCAAGGCTGAGATCATCTGCAAGCACTGGCAACCGCAGACGATTGCGTTCAGAAGCAACATCGAGCGCACGCCTGATGCTCAATTCGCGCCGCAAGCCATAGCCCTGCTCAAGGATGAGCATGTGGCTCAGTATCGCATCAACGTCGAGGCTGATTCGATGGCTGCACTGGACTGGGCAGCTGAAAGAGATGCGGCTGTGCAGTTCATGCAAGGCCTGGGCGCGTTCATCTCTCAGGTCGCGCCGATGGCCCAGCAGGTGCCTGAGGCTGGCCCGTACCTGATGCGAATGATGCAGTGGGCGGTGAGCAAGTTCCGCGTCAGCACGCAGATTGAGTCGATCTTGGATCAGGCGATCAATGGGATGCAGCAGCAGTTGCAGACGCCTAAGCCGCCTCCGCAGCCTGATCCTGACACGGTGATCAAGGCTCAGGTTGAGCAGGCCAAGATTCAGAGCCAAGAGAAGATTGCGATGATGGAAGCGCAGTCTGATCAGCAGATTGCAAGTCTGAAGGCCACCATCGAGCTGCAGAAGATCGAGATGAAGGCCAAGTTTGATCAGATGGCCCAGCAGTACGAGCAGGTGCTGCAGATGATGAACGTGCAGGCTCAGGCTCCGCAGTTCGATAATCTGGCGAGCGCGGTTGCTGACATGGCGCAGAGAAACGCGCAGGGCCAAGAGATGACTGCGGCGCAGCTTGCGATGCTTGCGCAGCAGATGAATCGCAAGCGCAAGCGCGTCCCAATTCGGGACCAGAATGGCGACATCATCGAGGTTCGTGAAGTCGATGATGACGATGAGGAAGAAGACGATGACTTGCCTGATGGCATGTCGAATCTTCCGCAACCACAGTCTGCGATGGGGATGTAATGGCTAACTTGAGCGGTGAAGTTGGTGAACTGCGTTTTACGGTGCAGATCACGCGCAAGGCCACGGGTAAGGTTGAGGAGGTCGAGCTTGTTGGCAAGCTGACTGATGTTGAACTGAAGGAGTTGACGAATGGCAGTGACCCACACGACGGCAGCACGGAACGCTGCAACTGATGCTGTAACGGCGCTGATTGGCGCCAACGGGCGATTGGCTTTTCGCCTGAGCGGCACAGTCGGATCACCCGGCACGGTGGTAGCAACGCTGAACCTGAGCGCCACTGCTTTCCCGGCAGCGGTTAGCGGCACGGCCACGGCCAACGCGATCACCAGCGACACCAACGCAACGGGCAACGCATCTCCTGTTGCGACGGCCACGCTGCAAACCAACGGCGGCACGGTGGTGATTCACTGTCAGGTTGCCGCCAGCGGTCAAGACATCAACATGACCAACGGGCTGACTGTGGCATCGGGTGATACGGTGTCTTGCTCCAGCCTGACCTACACCGCTCTGAGCGCCTAAGTCATGGCTCTGCCAAATGACTCAATTACCGTTACCCCCGGCTCGGGGGCGACGGTAGCCACACAACTGGTGTCCTCTAAGGAGTACCAAGTTGTCATGCTGGCGCTGCCTGATGGGCACATCCAAGGCAGCCTGCCGCAATACCGCATGATCTGCCCCGCGCAGGCGGTGGGGGCCAACAAGGTCTTTTTGGACCTGTTCAACGCCACCGGCAGTGGGGCTTCGCTGCGCATTTTGAGCGCCTATTGCTACGTGGACAACGACACGGCGGTGACCGGCACGCTGGGCGTTGAGATAAGTCTGACGCGCACCACGGCGGTGGGCACGGGCGGCACGGCGGCGACATTGGACGGCACATCGCTGACGGCGATCACCATCAGCGAAATGGATACCAACAATCCAGCGCTAAACGCCAACATCACGGCGCGGTCCTCGCCCACGGGCGGCGCGACTGCTGGGGCCTTGCTCAGTCAGCGCTGGGTCTTCACCGAAGAAACCTCGGCCCCGTCCGGTATCGCGGGCACTCTGGGTGCGGAGTTTGTGCGCAACGAAGGTGCCGAGGTGATCGTGCGCGAAAACAGCGGACTGCGATTTGTGCAGGGGACTGTGGCGTCGGTAGGTAACCTCGCCTTCGAGATTACGTTCGAGGTGTTCTAAGCCGTGCTTCTCCCGCTGCTTCTAGGTCAGGGGACGGCGGGAGGTGTCACGCACGACACTTCCGGTGCGCTGACGGGTCAGGGCTCTGCGGTTGCAGGTGCTGCAGCACGCACCAGAGCGCACGCCACTAGCGGAACCTTACCGGGCCAAACCGCTGCGGTGGTCGGTTCTGCTGCTCGCGCAGCTGGTGCCGTCACCCACGCTACAACAGGCGCTCTGACGGGTCCAGGGTCTACGGTTGCTGGCACTTCGGCGCGAGTGCGTCAGTTCGCAACCAGTGGCGTTCTTACAGGTCAGGGCTCCACTGCAACAGGATCAGCGGCACGCTTTAGGGCATTTGCCACCAGCGGCACTCTTACGGGCCAAGGATCAACGCTGGCGGGCGCGTCGGCGCGGACTAGAGCGCATCCCACTACGGGAACGCTGACGGGCCAAGGATCGACGATTGCGGGCTCTGCTGCTCGCGTTGCCGCACCAGTTACGCACGCCACTACCGGCGCACTGACAGGCTCCGGTTCCGCAGTTGCTGGCGCATCAGCACGCACAAGGGCTCATCCGACAACAGGAACACTGGCAGGTCAGGCATCGACGCTGGCAGGCTCTGCTGCGCGAACTCTGCTGCACGCCACAACGGGCGTTCTGGCGGGTTCTGATGCCATCATTGTTGGCAATGCTGCTCGCGTTGGTGCGGCAGTCACGCATGACACATCAGGCGCTCTTGTTGGCCCAGGCGCAATCATCGTTGGCGAGGCTGATCCTGCTCTACCGGCTTTGCTTGGCGAAAGCTGGATGCCGCAGATCAAGCGGCGCCGCAGATGGTCTGAGGACCGCGATGAGCGCGAGCAACTGCGCAAGGCCATCCTCAACGCCATTGAGCCTGTCGAGGAAAAAGAGGCCAAGGTTGTCAACGTCAAGGGCAAGGTGGCGGTTGTCACCAAGTCCCAGGCGATCCCGATTCCTGTACCGCCTCAGTTCGACGCGCAGGCTGTGGTTCGCATGGTCATGTCTGTGCTGGAGAAGCAAGGCATCGAGGCCCAGCGAGTGCGTGAGATTGAGGTCAGAAAGCAAGCGCGTATTGCGTTTGAACAAGAGCGCCAGCGCAAGCTGATCAAGCGCAGGCGTGAAGAAGAAATCATGTTGTTGATGGGGTAAGACATGCCAAGCAAGTCACCAGAGCAGGCGCGGATGATGGCTGCAGCCGCGCACGATCCCAAGTTCGCCAAGAAGGTTGGCGTGCCGCAGTCTGTGGCGCGTGAGTACAACCAAGAGGACAAGGGCGGCAAGATGCTTAAGCAGGCCATGACGATCAACGCACTGAGGAAAGGAAAGTGAAGCGAAGATTTATTCAAGACCCCGTGACTCTTGAGTTGATCGAGGTCACTCAGGATTACGTTGCGCCTGTGCGCGAGAGCGCCAAGAACCAAGGTGCGCTGTGGAATGACCGTCACTACGACGGGAACCAAGCGACTGATGGCACCGACATCAGCACGCGAGCGAAACACCGCGACTACATGAAGCGCAACAACCTGACGACGGTAGACGACTTCAAGGACACATGGGCTCAGGCCCAGAGTAAGCGTGAGGACTTCTACACGCGAGGCGGCTCATTCAATCGCCAAGATATTGAGCGAGCCATTTATCAAGTTGCAAATAAAAGAAGCTAAAAATGACTGAACCCACCACTATTCGTGAAAGCCTGGAAGCCGCGATTGAGGCAGCGCCTGTTGTCGAGCAGGCGCCAGCGCCAGAGCCCGAATACAGCAGTGAGCCAGCAGCGCAGGTAGCAACATCAAGCGAGCCCGTTGCATCTACGGGCACTGACCTAAATGCGCTGGCTGAACAGGAAAATCAGCCGCGTGATGATCAGGGCAAGTTTAAAAAGCCCGAGTCTCCAGAGATTACGCCTGGGCCAAAAGCTGGCCCCAAGGTAGACAAGGCTCCTGCATCGTGGCGTCCAGAAGTGCGTGAGCATTGGAACCAGCTACCTGATTCTGTACGCTCAGAAGTGGCTCGGCGCGAAACTGAAGTGCAGCGCACCTTGCAGGAAACTGCGCAGGCGCGTCAGTACGCTGAATCCATCAGTAGGGCATTCCAGCCTTACGAGGCTTACATCAAGGCCGAAGGTGCAAACCCGCTGCAGGTAATCGACAACCTCATGGGCACGGCGGTGCGGTTGCGTACATCGACTGGGCCTGAGTTGGCTGGCCTGATGGCTGGCATGGTGCAGCAGTTTGGCACTGGGCGCTTTGGTCAGCAGTTCATCGAGATGCTGGACTCTGCGCTGGCTGGCAATGCACCACGCCAAGACCCTGCGCAGATGCAGATTCAGCAGACGATTCAGCAGCAACTGGCGCCTGTGCAGCAGTTCATGTCGCAGTTCCAGCAGGCACAAGCTGCCCAGCAGGCTCAGGTTGCACAGCAGGCTGTTACTGAAGTTGAGCAGTTTATTTCTCGCGCAGAGTTCGGAAACGATGTGCGCAACGAGATGGCTGACCTAATGGAAGTGGCCTCTAGGCGCGGTCAGCAGCTATCTATGCAAGATGCGTATAGGCAGGCCTGCCTGATGAATCCGCAGGTGCGTGCTGCCTTGCAGGCGCGTCAGAAGACCCGACAGGCACAAAACCAAACCGGAGTTGCCCAGAGGGCGAGGGCGGCTGCAGTCAGTGTGCCGTCCAGCGGTCCTGGCATGGCTCCGAAGCAGGCGCCGACAGACATTCGTAGCGCAATTGAGGCTGCGATTGCAATGACGTCTAGGTGATGTTCTAATCGCATTGCGGTGTGGCGTTCGCGCCACACTTGCAAGTGTGCCTACAAGCACCAGCAGCCACCGCGCTCGCGGGAGTCTTCAAGACCCACCCGCGCCTTAACGGACTGAACCCGGTTCGCTAGAGGCCACACAAATTTGGCGCCGCGCAAGCGGTCAGTTCATCTTTCTGTGGAGCCCAAATCATGGCTTTTGCAAATTCGTCGGTTACCGACATCATTGCGACGACGATTCAGAATCGTTCGCGCACCATCGCTGATAACGTCACGAAGAACAACGCCCTTCTGGCGCGTCTGCAGCAGCGTGGCAACGTCAAGACCATCTCTGGCGGTAATGTCATCCTTGAAGAACTGAGCTTTGCCGAAAACGGCAACGCCGGTTTCTACAGCGGATATGACCTGCTGCCTGTGGCGGCTCAGGACGTCATCTCTGCTGCTGAGTACAACATCAAGCAGTTTGCTGTCCCTGTCGTTATGAGCGGCTTGGAGATGTTGCAGAACAGTGGCAAAGAGGCCTTCATCGACCTGATGGAGTCTCGCCTTAACGTGGCTGAAGCCACGATGGCTAACAAGCTGGCTCAGTCTGTGTACTCCAACGGCACCGGCAGCGGTGGCAAGGAAATCACGGGTCTGGACGCTGCTGTGGCTGCTGCTCCGACCTCTGGCACCTATGGTGGCATTGATCGTGGCACTTGGACCTTCTGGCGCAACCAGTTGTATGACTTCAGCGCCAACAGCATCGCTGGCACGCCTACCG